GGTCTGGATAATCTCGTTGGTCTTGTCGCTGCCTGTCTTTGCCTGCAGTGCGTAACCGCCGCCAATGACATTTCGCTTGTATGCCCCGATGACTGAATTCATCATGTCGGAGTTTCGCTCCAAGTCTCTGGCTCTGGCTCTGACATTGTCACGGCTGTACCGGTCCGTAAATTCTGCCGACTGGTTGAGTACCCTCCAGTTTGCATTGCCCCTGTCATAGTTGCCTGCATCGTAGTTCCTCATCTCAGTCAGACTCTGCCGCCATGCTTCCCTGCGTGCTCTCCACTCCGGGGATATAAAACCTATAATTCCATCTAACCAGTTCATGTTCTACCTCCCATCAAATACTGCGACATAGGTATCATCCAGTAAACTGGTTGAACCCTCTGCTGCAATCTGCGCTGTGAGGTCGTTCCTTAACTTGTAGAGCAGACTAAGGTCGGCACGGGTGAGCTGTCTCGTACCAATCTTGTAAGACTGGCCGCCTACGAGCACTGCGTAAATGGCATTATTTACTTCGGTCAGCATTTCCGAAGCATTGTAATTGGATTCTACTGCTGCCATGCTCTGCCTCCTTTATACCCATGACCCTTCGTTCTGACTGATCCAGTGTTCTTCCGGGGTGTACTGGGTTGTTTCCTGTTTCTTTGGTTGCTCATTTTCCTGTATCTCATTCAGATGCAGGGTTCGTACTCCGAGGATGTCTGCCGCTGCTGTTGCGTATACCTCGCAGTCCAAGTAGTGGTTGTCTGCGTGGGAGGTTTTCTGCTGCCATTCCTGTTTGACCTTGCCGTTTCCCATTTTGACATTCACTTTATGTTCCGCAGTTACCTGCTCTGCGTACTCTCTGTCGCATCCCTGGTAAACCATCCATGATCCGCTGCCGTTCTTTTTCTGCATTCGTCCGGCGATCATGTCCTTATATTTTCCGGTGTCTACCAGTACCAGATTCATGCCGTATGCCTTGCTGTCGCTCTTATTTACCTTGGACAGTTTGTAGTGCGACAGCATCGGGTTTGATGAACCCTTGCTTGGCAGTGCCCATTCTGAATTGTTGGCGCAGAAATCGTACACCGTATCTGCGTCATTACCGGAGTCGATCAGTGCCAGTGCTACGACCAGTGGTGTGCTGTCCGGCATCTGGTATTCGAGGTTCATGATTCTCTCTACTTCCTGGAATGAGAAAGCCTGTCCATGTGCTATGTTCTGGCTTGTGAGGTAGTTGCCCCACGCTCTGATGCTCCAGTACAGGCAGTTCTCCTGTACATCGACTCCTGCCGTGAGCAGTTTCGTCCACTCCGGCACTACCAGTTCCTCGTACTCGGTCTGTCTTTCCATGACGAGGTCTGCGTTGGTCTTTAGCTTGGTATCCTCCCACGGCTCTGCAAGCCATGAGTTGACGAAGTTCTGCAGCTTCTCCGGGTCGTCCTTACTGTCCAGAAATTCTTTTACAATCTCCGAAAAGCGAACAAATGGAGAGTACAAAGTGTTCATCCAGAATGCTACCTTGCGGACGAACTTGGTGTTTTCCTTGACCGTCCGCCACTCTCCCTTGCGGAGCATCTCCGGCTTGTCCTGGTCTGTGATTACGCATCCGCACTCCTGGCATACATAAGTTGCGAATTCTGCACGGTCTGCGTAACTCATCCCTTCCTCTTTGGGGAAGTGTATCTGCTTCCACTTGAGTTCGATGTATTCCCCGCAGTGCGGACATGGAACGAAGTAGTGCTTCTCTATGTCTGCATCTTCCTTGGCTTTCCAGATATGCCCTGTTTTCAGTGTCGGTGTGCTTGTGATGAATATCTTCCTGTTGTGGAATGTCTTGGTTCGTTCCCTTGCCAGACTGACAGGGTCGGCTTCCTTTTTGGATGCCCCCGGATATTTATCCACCTCATCGAGAAACAGGAATCGGATTGCCTTACTCGCAAGGCTTGATGGGGAGTTCGAGCCTGCCAGTGTCAGATACATTCCATCAAACTGTAATTCCTGCAACTGCGAGTTCTCATCAAACCTCTTTCGGAGTTCCGGTGCCGCTTTGAACATCGGCTGCAGTCTGTTCTCCGATATGGATTTTGCGAGCGTATCTGTCGGATATACGATCATGGTCGGCGCAGGGTCCTGTTGGACGATGTAACCTACCATGTTCTGGAGGCACTCTGTTCCACCTACCTGCGTAGGCTTCACGTAGACGATTTCCTCTGTCTCATAATTGTTGAACTCATCCATGATGCCTTTAAGGTATGGGGTGTGTTCTGTCCGCCATGGTCCCGGCATTGCAGAGGTCTTGGCATCCAGTACCCTGTACTTGTCTGCCCACTCCGATACCGTGATGTCCTCTGGTGGCTGTAGGAACTTTAAGGCTTCCTTCTGGTATTCTGTGACCTCGTATCTACGATACGGATTTCTTGCCACGCTTTTTCTTTTCCATTTCTTCCGGTGTGCAGCCTGCCACCACAAAGCTGTTTAATAACCGGATGATTTCTGCGTTCAGATCCTTTTCTATCGAGCGAATCTCCATCGGGTCGCAGTGACCGCTGATTCTGCCGGATAGTCGGCTCGGCAGGGATAATGCAAACTTTTTGAATGAAACAAAAAATCGGCTATAGTCCATCTTCACTTCCTCGATGTCGATGTACTTACCCGATGCGATTTCTGTCTTTAATCTATGCATTTCTCCCTGGGATTCCTTGAGGGCGATCTCTGCCTGCAGTTTCTGTTCCCTCAGTTCGGCTTCCTTTTCGGACTTGCTTTTTCCGTATGCCTTGTCTGAAAGGTATTTGACATACCTCTGAATGGTAGGTGCTAATTCATACCGATTCCCCTCTTTGGTCTTGGTTGTTGATATGATGCCCTCTTGAGTAAGCTGCTGCACCCTTCGCACCGTTACTCCGAACAGAGAAGCGATGACCTCTACACGGTAGAAGCCGCCCTGCTGTTCCTCTGCCATTCTACTTTACATCCTCTGCCGGGATTCGGACTGCCTGCTGCCCGGTGTAATCTTCCCACCGTTTCACGATCACATCACAGAATCTCTCATCCAGTTCCATGATGAATGCCGTCCTTCCCAGTTGCTCTGCGGCCATGAGGGTGCTGCCGCTTCCACCGAACAGATCCAGTACATTCCATCCGGACTTACTGGAATTGGTTATGAATTTTCCGACCAGTGCGATTGGCTTCATGGTCGGGTGTATGTCATTCCTTGTCGGTTTGTTCTCGTAAATAACAGAGGTCTGATCTCTGTTTTTCCTGCGGAGTTCTTCCAGATATGCCACAAGTTCGTTTTTCTTCATGGCACTGAAATCTATATCATCTTCCAGAATGACGGTATCCTGTGTCCTGTCATTGATGAAATAATGCGCCGCACCCTCTTTCCATCCATACAGACACGGTTCGTGTCTCCACTGGTAGTCCTGTCTGCCGAGGACGAATGCGTTCTTTTCCCAGATTAAGCACTGGGCGAGTTTCAGTCCTGCGTCAAGGAATGCCTGTCTGAATATGTGCCCGGTACTCTCTGCGTGGAATACATAGATTGCTGCCCCGGCCCTCATAAATTCATAGGCACTCTGGTAGGTTGCCAGTAAGAACGAATAGAAACTCTGGTTGTCCATATTATCGTTCTTGATGTGATTGATGTTGCGGTGTCCTTTGGCAGGGAGGTACTCATCGAGCATCTCTGCCTTGTCTCCGTAGTTGACATTATATGGCGGATCAGTGACGACAAGGTCTGCGATTTCTCCATTCATCAGAACCGCCATGTCATCCTGCGATGTACTGTCTCCGCACATGAGCCTGTGTCTGCCCAGTAGCCACACATCTCCGAGTTTGGTTACTGGTTCGGCTTCCGCCTGCTCCAGTGCTTCGTCCTCATTGAAGTCATCGTCCACTGCTTCCGGCTCGATAGCGAGTTTGTCCACCAGTTCCGTGAGGTCGTTCTGCTCGAAGCCTGTCAGTGATATGTCGTAATCTCCGAGGTCGAGGTCAAGCAGGAGGTCTTTCAACTTCACTTCATCCCATTCGCCTGTAATCTTATTCAGTGCGATGTTCAGAGCCTTCTCTCTCTGCTTGTCCAGAGCCACCACGACCACGTCCACTTCCTGGTATCCGAGGTCTTTGAGGACGGTTGCCCTCTGATGGCCGCCTATGATAGTTCCATCCTCGTTTATGATGATGGGGTCAACGTATCCGAATTCTTCAATGCTCCGCCTTATTTTCTGGTATTCCGCATCGTCCGGGGTCAGTGCTTTTCTTGGATTGTATTCTGCTGCCTTTAAGTCAGCCAGTTTCCTGCGTTCAGTTCTCAGTTTCTGGTCCATTTCCAAGCCTCCTTCCCGCTTTGCGTAACGAAATGGTTAAAAATTTTTTTATTTTATCGGCAAAAAAGCCGCGCCTTCCTCGCCCCGCATTGCATTTTGGGTCTGGGTAGTACCTACGGCGATGCCGTGCCCCGCCTGCACGCAAAAGAGGACACAGCGCAGGCTCTGATGCCTTGTGCCATGTCCTCTCTGAGGGGAGCAAGTGGAGTGGTTGGGTGTGACCGTGTGGTCTGTCCCCTTGTGCTCCACGCTACTACTATAGCACACCTCGATGTACTCTTGTGTACTCTCTTGTGCTTTCTTCTGTGTGCTGTGCTTCTGTGTGGTGCTGTGCCCCTGTCCTGTGGTGTGCCTTGTGCCTTGCCTGCCCTGCCTGTGGTGCGTCTGTGTAGTGCTGTGGCTGTGGTGTGTGGGTGCGTCCTGCCCCCTGCTCTCCCTGCCCCCTGTGGGTGTGTGCTACGGTGCGCCCCTGTACCCCTGTGCTTTTCCTGTCTTTTTTCTGGGCATAATGCCTGCCCCATATATGGGTGTGTTATATGCGGTTCTTATACGCTCCCTATATACGTGCCCTATTTTTTTAGGCTTGGTATTTATGATCCGTTCTGCACACACAGCAAAAGCCGGCCCTTGGATTCCGAATGTGGATTTCCAAAAGTCGGCTTGAATTTTCGATGTTCTGTTTTTTCTTTTGTGGAATTTTCCCCAGTAAAATTTCCAGCTTGATATTTCCGTGATTATTTTTACTGATTTTTTCTACGCTCTATACTGCGTGGATCTGAAAAAGTCGCCAAGATATATCCGATGATTTCGCTTTGGACATGGTTCGTAAATACAAAATATCCACGATGAAATTCCAATAGTCCTTCTCTGGATAATTCGCTTTTAATCTTCTGGGTTATCTTTTCCCATGATCCATCTTCGATGTCTCTCTCTTTATCGTAGTATCCACCATACATTGCGCTTTCAAAATAGGCAAAGGCTTCATCGCTCAGTCCTGCCAGTTTTCCTGCAAATCCTCGTTTCTGAATGTCTTTGTACATTCCGTACTCCAATGCCAGTTTGTACATATGCACGCATGGCAGCTTGTTTTTCTTATAATCTTCGCAGTCGCATCCTGCCATGGTACAATGATGCACTTCCTTGGTATGTTTGTCTGTCATCGTTCCTTTGAATTTTAGGAAGCCTTTTTCTATCTTGACCTCTCCGATCCTGTCTCCGATGACTGCGTGTTTTAATACCGCCAATTGCGGCCCGTTTTTTGTATCTGTGTAATCTTTCAATCCCATATTGCTCCTCCTTTTAAGGGGTAGAATTTATCATCTGACAATAAGCTATTTTGTCAGTACAATTCTACCCCCCCCCTACTCCGAAGTCAAGCAATTTCAAGGCTTTGAGGGTTCTTGGGAGGAGGCGAATTCCTGTAAAATTGACTGTACTTTTTTGTATGTAAGCAGCTTGTCAATTCCTGCGTTGTAGTATTTGTTGCATGGGGTCCTTGTCATGTTTGCTTCCTTGCACACCTGCTTCCAACTCAAGCAGTCAATGTGTCTGTATTCCAGTATGCTTCGTTCCGTGGAGTCCATTGGTAAAAAATCCATGATTTTCATCACATTCAGCATGGTCTTTGCCATCTCTGCTTTCTGTGATTCGATTCTGTCCTCGATCTCCATTGCACGGATGACCTGCGTTGCCGGTCCGTCTCCTACGCTGTTGGTCTGGCTGCGTGGCACTGGGGAGTATTGCATCCCCTTTGTGCCGAGCATATTTTCTCTGAAAGCACGAAGTCTGGCTTCCAACTGCTTCTTTTTCATCTTGGCATAATAATATTGTCCGAGGTACTGTTTGAGAAGCAGTTTTTGTTCTTCTACCTCATTTGCCATGCTGTCTGGTGTCATAGTTTTCCTTCTTTCTAATCCCTGGGTTTGTCCTCCGCAAGGAAGTATGCTTTTCCGCCGAGTATCCTTACCTGCTTGAGTACCCGGTCTTTGTTCTCCCAGTCTCGTATCTCTACTCCACGCTCCTGCAAGATGTTGATTTGCATTTCTATGGATGAGAGCATTGCCGACACCGGAAGTTGTCTCATTACCTGCGTTGCGTCCGCCAGACTGGAATTCATCCCGAATGGCTTACGCTTTGGTTTACCTTTTGCCATTGTTTCCACCTCTTTTCCACCAGACTCCCCTTTTCATACATTCACATCTCACGATGTAATACAAGAGGAAAAATCCGATGATTGTGTCCTCGTTACTCGGTCTGGTTGCTCCATAGAACCACAGTTCTAATCCTTGCCATAGCATACCGATCAGCAGCCACTTGAATGTTGCTTTCATGAGTGCGTACTCACGGATTTCGTTCTCGTTCATTTCTTGCCACCTGCCATTTCATGGATTATTGTGCGGACGACATGACCGATTACCTTCGGCTCATCCCAGTCGTCCGGTGCGCTTAATACGCACCCGCATATCTTATGCTCCCCGAACTTCTCCACATTGAATGGGCAACCATCACATGAGTAGTATGTATGTTCATGATCCGTTCCTTTTCCGGCGATTTCCTCATGTGAGTACTTTCTACAGATGGTCGCTGTTTCTGTCATAAACTTTGCCCAGTAGAATGCCCACTTTGCATTGATTGCCTTTTTGAATATCTTACTCTGCCTGCTGATTTTCTTTTTCAGTCTCATCCTCTGCCTCCTTTAATTTCTGCCCACACCACGGACAGTGCGGATATAATTCCCTGTCTTTTCTGTATGGATTGATTTTTCTGTATGGATTGATAACGGCTGCGTTTTCGCAGTTTGGGCATACCATCACAATATCTCCGAATGCTGCTTTCTGTATGAGTGGTTTCGGGATGTCTTTCTCGCTGATCGTTCTGTAGCATCTCAGCCTTCTCTTGATGATATTATGATTAAATTCCACACCGCAGCCATTGCCATCCCCGTACCATACTCCGTGCAAGAACGGAATTCCTGCCCATTGCCCGATTTTGTCGCACATCACAATTCCGTATGCTTCCTCATCCGGACACCACACTGGCTGTCCTGCCATCTGTCGCAGTTCCTCGGTTGTTAATGGTTTTTCTCCCATTGCTACGCTCCCTTCTGAAGTTCCATGATCTTCGTTGCTAGTGACATTGGTTTATGGTCTTTCTTTGGATACTGCTGATATGTGGCATTGCATACGCTACTTTTCACATATTCTCTGTAGTATTTGTTCGCCAGTTCTACCGGAATATCCTTGTGCTTTCCGGTTATCGTCAATTTGCTTTTATCATCGTATTCTATGAAAATCTTCCACATGTTTTGCTTACCTCTTGCTTTCAAAATCTGGACATTCTTCTCCATCATCGTACTCCGTATCACATCCGTATGCGTCTGCCATGAAGTTATCGCAGTGCCATCCGCTCAGATGTCCTGTTTCCCATGATGGTCTGTGGTGCAGGCAGTTTCCGCAGCAACACTTTTCATCATCGTTCATCTTCCGCTCACTCCCTTCTTTAAAGCGCACATGGTGCAGAGTCCTTTTGCTCCCTGCGCCTTGGCTACTTCTGCCAGTGGCAGTTCCCAACATTGCGCACCGCACTCTGGGCACTTGGTCAGCTTCCAGTCCTTGCGTCCTGTTGGCACATTTATCCTCAGCGGCATACAGTAATATCCGCCACGGTCAGTTGCTTTTCTCGGTTCGATTGATACTCTCATTTTTGTTTGCTCCCTTGCTTGCTATTTCTGTGTCAGTTCCGGCAACAGGATTTCTGCCACTTCCTTTTCCGAAGTGACTACCCATGCCCTACCGCCTGCCTTGCGGATCTGCTTTATCGTCTGCTCCTGCATCTTACTCAGTACCCCGATGAACGGCCGCTTTACCTCGAATCCGTAATACCTGCCATTGATGATGCAGGTAATGTCCGGGATTCCCTGTCTGGAGTACGGGCCGGCTGCTTCTTTCCATGCGATGGCATTTGGTGCGTTATCCTTTATCCAGTCGAGGATTTTCTTCTGGAAGTAGCTTTCCTTTGGCATCTTCTCCCGGATGAATTTGTCGGCTGCTTCCCTGGTGCTTATACCCTTGTTATGCTCTATGGTGTAGTCCTGCAGTTCCTCGTAGGTTCTGAAGGAGGTATAATCCAGTTTTCCGCCACGCATTACATGGCGGATTGCTTCCTCTGCTGTTGGGTCTGGATACCCTTCTGCGTTCTTTGCTGTCATCGTCTGCCTCCTTAAAATCTGGCGGACACTCTCCCTGTGATGTGGAGTTTTCCGTTTTTCTCTACTGCATTGAAGTATCGGTGTCCTTTTGCCACCTCTGCCGCCAGTTCGTCTGTGAGTGTGACAATCCTGCGGTAATTGCCGCCCTTGGTTGTGATGAGTGCTCTTTCTCTATCCCACGCTGGCTGATTGTTTTCTCCCATGACGACTTTCTCTACTCCATCTTCCACTGTCAGTTTCGGTACTGCTTCAATCTTGATGATCATGTTTCTCCATCTCCTTTTCGATTTCTTCTTTATGTTCCTCGTAAACCCTGCACTCAGTACAGGGTTTCTCCGGCTCTACGCATTTGTCCGAGAGAATGATACAAAACCACGGCAGACTTCCTTTGCGCTGCTTCTTGGCTCTGGCTCGCTCTCTCATCTGGGACAGCAGTTCCATCATGCTCATACTGGTGTCGCCTCCTCAAATACCGGGGCGGTTGCCTCCTGCAAGGTCGGCTGATCTGCGTATTCCGCTGATCCATTGTCTGCGTATGCCAGTTTGTTTCCCTCGTTGGCTTCCATGAAGTGGCTTGCCTGTGTGTCTGCGGAATGCAGTGCCCAGATCATCGGGTACTTGTCGATGGCATTGTTAAATGATAAGGTATCGGCTTCGGTGTATCCCATGTGCCATCTGATGGCATATCGTTCCACTGGCTGAAGCTTCATGTATTCCTCGATCATCATTACTGACTTTTCTCCGTGTCCGTATGGGATTTTGTCATCCACTGCGAATGCTTCGTACTGCTCCCACTTTCCATTGACCTTGCGGTTTCTGATTTCCGTTGTGTAGAAGTAGGTCTTGCAGATGTCATGGAGCAGTGCCATGATGATCACATTTTCCTCTGTCACTCTGGCTGCCGGAACTCCTGCGACCTCGTATGAGTATGTGCCGTCATCGTTCTTTGTGAGGTTCGCCCTCAGTGCATCCAGTACATTGAGTGAGTGCTGCAGCAGTCCGCCTGTCACTGAAAGGTGGAATCTGGTACTTGCAGGTGCTGCGTACATATCACTCTTTCTGATAAATGCCATCAGCTTGTCCACTCCGTCTCTTGTTACCTTTGTCATCTCTGCTTCAAATCTGTTGATGTTTGCCTGTCTGTTATCCATTGTTTTGCTCCTCCTGTTCTACTGCATCTGGTCCTTCGCCGTATTCTTTGGCACATCTTTTACTGTCTGGGTGTAAAAACATACACGCTCCCTCTGTTATTTCGCACTCCCATCCGTGGTACTCATCTGTTGGTATCGCTGCTTTGCATCCCATCTGCTTCCTCCTTATTCTTTAATCCCTCAGCCAGAATGTGGCACGCTCCGGCTGTGATGATCATTCTGCTTTCTGTTTCCCACTCTGGTTTCTTCTCCCAGATGTTCTGTTCCTGGTCTACAAGGAACTCTTTTGTCAGATCGTTATAAATCTTCGGTGGCGGTCCGTCCTCATCGAAGCACTCCGGTGCTGCGTATAAGCAGCAGTGTTGTTGCCAGTAAGGTATCCACAGATTCCAGACTGCTATTCTGATTTCTTCCACCACCTGTAGGAATTTCTCGACACTGTATTCCTTGTAGAGTGTCCTGCCGAGTTCCTTGCCTGTTCCGGCT